CCAATATAACAAATATTGGTGGTAGAGATGAAATATTATCAATGGAGATATTAAATGACAAATCCATTCCGAGGGGAAAAGGAAGTAAAGCTAGGAAACAAGACGTACAAGACGAGAATGACAGTTGATTCTTTAATTAAGCTAGAGCAGAATACTGGTCAAAGTTTAATTAAATTAACATCTAGATTATCTGAAGGTTCGTTAACTCTTAGTGAAATTGCTTCTATAATTACTCCTGCTATTAGAGGTGGTGGTGCAGATATTAAAGAAGATGAAGTCATTAAAATTATCTATCAATCTGGCATTGCTGATGGCATACGAGTTTGTGGAGAACTTCTTGCAAATGTATTGGCAGGAGGTCAGGAAGATGATGAAAAAAAGGAAATAGAAGCACCTTAAATGGCGAAGACGAAATGCCTTGGGGTCGCTTCATACAAGTAGCAATAGGGGTATTAAGAATACCTCCAAAGGATTTTTGGGATATGGGTTTACCAGAATTATATTTAGCAATAGATGGATATATTGAAGCTAATAATATGGGACAAAAACCATTTGGCAAAGATGACTTACAAGACCTAATGGAAAGGTATCCAGATTAATGGCAACAGTTGATACACTATTAGTTCGTATTGAAGCAGATATGAGTAATTTGCGAAAGCAACTTAATAAATCCACACAAGCAGTAGATAAATCAGTTAAAACACAGCAGGGTGCATTTGCAAAATTAGGCAAAACTATGAAAGCACTTGGTGTTGTTGTAGCAGTAACAATGGCGGCAAGATTTGCCAAATCTATGATTGATATGGCATCTGGTGCAGAGGAAATGCAATCAAAGTCAAGCGTTGTGTTTGGAGAGTTTGCAGGAAGTGTAAGAGATAGCCTAGAGACATTTGGTGATTCTGTTGGAAGAAGTACGTTTCAATTAGAAGGTATGGCATCTCAAATACAAGATACATTTGTTCCAATGGGTTTTGCTAGGGGTGAAGCCGCCAAATTATCAGTAGAATTAACAAAATTAGCTGTAGATGTAGCATCTTTTAACAATGCTTCAGATGAAGATACTATGAGAGCATTTCAAAGTGCTTTAGTAGGAAATCATGAAACAGTTAGAAGATTTGGTGTTGTAATAACAGAAGCAACATTAAAACAAGAATTACTTAGAATGGGAATAAAGAAAAATTCTCAAGATGTGGAAAACTCTGTAAAAGTACAAGCAAGATTAAATCTTATACTTGCAGGTACAACAGATGCACAAGGAGATGCCGAAAGAACATCAGGCAGTTTTGCTAATCAATCTAAAGCGTTATCTGGTGCATTAGAAGAATTAGTTATTGAAGCTGTATTGCCTTTGCTACCTGCTTTAGCAAGTGTAGTTAAAAACTTAACAGATGCAACTGTAGCCACTAAGGATTTTTTAAAATTAATAGGTTTTATTGACCCAGTTATGAAGCAGATAACAGCATTAGAAAAATTAGCTGATGCTGAAAGAAGATTACAACTTGAATTAAAAAAGAGTAAAGGCTTATTTGGTGGCACACAAGATTCAATTAGACTTAGAAATATAAGAAAAGAAATACAAGCAATTAAAGATAGAATGTTAGTAGAGGCTCAATCCATTGATGCTAGGAAAAGAGCCACTTTAGAAGGCATTACTGCTAGAAATTTAGAGTTAGCAAAAAAACAAGCTGAAAAAGCATCGCAACCTGTTTCAAGAGAAGATGGAACAAAAGGTGATAAAGAATTTTCTACTTTTGTTAAATTAGAATCAGCAATAAGAGATGTAGCACAAGCTAATCAAATTTTAACTATGAGAATAAACGGAAGAACTGAAGCAGATATTAGATCAACTGAATTTTTACTAAAAAATAGCGAAGCAAGTGAAATTCAAATACAAAATATGAATGCAAACATAAATAAGCAGGAACAATTAAAAGATACTATTGCAAGAAAGAATGAAGAAGAAGCAAATACATTATCTATAAATGATAGTGTAATAAAGCAACTTGAATCTTTATCTAATGCAAACGAAATACTACAGATGAAAATTAATGGAAGCACAGACGCTGAAATTAAAAAACATGAAGCCATGATGGCTAATATAGGAGCTTCACCAGAATTTCTTGCAGTATTAAATGATCAGATTAACCTTGAAGCACAGTTAAATAAAGAGTTAGAACAGAAAAATTTACTTGAGGGAATGGAAGTTGATAGAAAAAACAGAATAAGAGAATTAACAGAAAGTTTACTTACACCTTCTCAAGAACTAGCTTTATTACAAAATGATTTAAACAATGCTTATTTAGAGGGTAGCATTGGACAGGAGCAATATGCACTTGGTACAGAAAATATAAAGTTAAAAATGTTAGAAGCTACAGAAGCAGGTAAAACAGCCCTAGATGCTATAAATAAAGTAGCTGATAGTTTTTCAACACAATTTGCTGATGCTTTAATGACAGGAGAATTATCATTACAAAGTTTAGGTGATACTGTTAAAGAAGTGATGGCAGGTTTAATTAGAGATTTTATTAAAGCACAAATAAGAGCCATGATTTTAAAAATGATTTTAGCTAGTATGGGAATGGGTGGTGGTACTGCACCATCAAGTGGTCCAATAAGTTTTGATGCTACTACTGGTGGATTTGCAGGTGGTGGAAAAGTACAAGCCAAAACTCCAATTATGGTTGGAGAAAGAGGTGCAGAAATGTTTATTCCTAATACTGGTGGTGTAGTTAGAAATGCACAAGATACAAGAAGTGCTAGTGGAGGAAAGCCTGTGATAGTTAATCAAAGTATTAATATAAGTACAGGAGTTGCTCAAACTGTAAGGGCAGAAGTAATGAACTTGTTACCACAAATTTCACAGACAACAATGACAGCAATGTTAAATGCTAAACAGAGGGGTGGTTCTTTTGCCACTATTATGAGTTAATGGCTATATCTTATCCCTTAACATTACCAACAGATTCAGCAGGTCAACCAACAAATACAACTTTTAGAATAAGAAGAATTGTAGGGCAATCTATGAGTCCATTTACAGGAGAAACACAAACATTTAGGCATCAAGGAGAGTGGTGGGAAGCAGAAATAACATTACCTCCTATGCGACACGCTTTAGCTAGAGAATGGGTTGCAAAATTAGTTTCTATGAGAGGTGTATTTGGAACTATGTTGCTAGGAGATTTTGATGGCAAAACTGCTAGAGGAACAGCATCTAGTTCAGCAGGAACACCATTAGTAAAAGGAGCAAATCAAGCAGGTAATACATTATTAATTGATGGTGCTACTGCTAGTCAAACAGGATATTTAAAAGCAGGGGATTATATACAGTTAGGAACAGGTACATCTTCCAGATTACATATGGTAGTAGCAGATGCCAATACAGATGGTTCAGGTAATGCTTCTTTAGAGATTGAACCTGCTTTAAGAACTTCACCTGCAGATAATTTAGCTGTTATTGTAGCAAATACAAAAGGTGTGTTTAGATTAGTGACCAATGAAACAGAATGGGATACTAATGCTGTTGCAGTTTATGGAATTACATTCGCTGTAACGGAGTATTTATCTTGAGCAGAAATCTAACAACAGCTTTAAATAATGAGTTTACATCACAAGAAATGGCACCATTTATGGCTATTGATTTAGATTTTAGTGGTGGTAATTTTTTAACTTGGACAGGATATGGTAATATCACATTTGGTGGAAATACTTATATAGGTAGTGGTGATATTGTAAATGTAAATTCGGTTCAGGAAACATCAGAAATAAAAGCAAGTGGCATACAAGTCACATTATCTGGTATACCATCAGATTTAATTTCATCAGCTTTGACAGACCCATATCAAGGAAGAAGTGCAAAAATTTATTTAGGTATTATAAATGATGGTGTAATAGTAGCAGACCCATACATGATATTTGGTGGTCATATGGATTTAATGACTATTGAAGATGGTGGTGATACAGCAACTATAGCACTTACAGCAGAAAGTAGACTTATTGATTTAGATAGAGCGAGAGAAAGACGTTTTACCTCTGAAGACCAAAAAATAGACTTTCCTAATGATAAAGGATTGGAATTTATAACTTCATTACAAGAAAAAAATATTGTATGGGGTAGTTAATGGGATTTTTCAAAAGATTTGTAAAAGCTATCACAAGTCCTGAAACTATTCTAATGGCAATAGTGGCTGTGGCTCTTGCTCCTGCCACAGGTGGAGCATCATTAGCTATGTTTAGTAATCCTGCATTTTGGGCAAGTGTTGCTATAACAGCCACAGTAATGGCAAGTGTGCAGGCTCTTACACCAATTCCAAAAGTTCCTAGTTTTTCAGATTTTTTATCAGAAGCACAGGGCAGAACCCAAATGATAAAACAACCTACTGTTCCTCGCAGAGTTGTTTATGGAAAGATGAGAATATCAGGTGTTTTAGGTTATGTAAATACATCTGATGACCAACAATTTTTAAGAATTGTTGTTTTATTAGCAGGGCATGAAATAAATTCTTTTTTAAAATATTATATTAATGATGAAGAATTAACTGTTAGTACATCAACAAGTGTCTCTAATGGTGATACAATTACAGTTACAGCACCATCTAAGTATGCAGGTTTGTTCACTATAAAGACACATAAAGGCTCTCCAACACAACAAGCAGACACAGATATTATTAGTCAAACAGGAGGGCAATGGACAAGCAATCATAAATTAAGTGGAATAGCATATTTGTATGCACAACTTAAATTTGATAGAAATGCTTTTCCACAAGGAATACCAAACATATCAGTTTTAGTAGAGGGTAAAAAAGTTTACGACCCAAGAAACTCATCAACTGCATATAGTGCAAATCCTGCTTTATGTATTCGTGATTATCTTACAAGTTCTTCAGGGTTTGGTGCTACAGCTAGTGAAATAAGTGATGCTACTATAATTACTGCTTCTAATATTTGTGATGAAAATGTAACTTTAGATGCAGGTGGTACTGAAAAAAGATATGAATTAAATGGCACTTTTCAAACAAGTGGTAGTCCAAAAACAATTCTTGCAAATTTATTAACTACCTGTGGTGGTATAGTTACTTATACAAATGGTCTTTTTAAAATGAAAGTTGCCAAATATGTTTCTCCAACAATTACTTTAGATGAGGGTGATTTAAGGGGTGGTATTACATTACAAAGCAAAAGGTCAAAAAGAGATAATTATAATGCTGTAAAAGGACAATTTGCATCAATTACAACTAACTTTATACTTGCTGATTATCCTGCTGTTACATCTACAACGTTCCAAAATGAAGATGGAGGGGAAAGACAGTTTCTTGATTTAGATTTGCCTTATACCACATCTTCGCCAATGGCACAAAGATTAGCTAAAATAGCACTTTACAGAAACAGACAGCAAGTTTCAATTACCTATCCATGCAGTATGAAAGGTTTCCAATTAAATGTTGGAGATACAGTATCAGTAAATAATACAAGATTTGGATTTAGTGCAAAAGTTTTTGAAGTGGCTGAATGGTCCTTAGATATTGATAATTCAAATGGTTCACCAACATTGGGAACAAATTTAGTATTAAGAGAATTAAATAGTGCAGTTTATGATTGGAATGAAAATACAGATGAAAAATCTTTCCTTTTAGATAATACAATACTTCCAAACCCTTTTACAATTACTGCTCCTACTTTATCTGTAGCAGATGAATTAAGAGTTTTAAATGAAGAAGCTGTAAGTGTTTTATTAGCAAATGTATCTACATCTAATATACAAGTAACTGACTTTGAAGTAGAAGCAAAGCAATCCACAGAAGATACTTTTGTAAGTATGGGTAAAAATAGCACTACAAGGTTTGAACTTTTAAATGTTGTGGATGGTGCAATTTATAATGTAAG